TTAACTTTATGTGGCTTAATGTGCCACGTGGTTTTCTTTACAGACTGCATGACAATCTATCGTTAGTATCCAAAGCTTTCTGTAAGAAAGATATAAGTAAGTCTGCCTCACCTTGTAGGTACTTCATAGCATCGTCATACGTCCACTCGCTAGGCATGTTGTCTTGGAATCCCTGACTGACATGCAAAGGTGCATCCTCAACTACGTCTAAGAATTTACGTATACCATCAGCATCTAAGTACCCATCGTCATCACACATAGGCAAGACATCTTCCCACCACGACAGGTTCATCGCCCACAGTACGCTACCTGAGTTGTACGAGTCCCTGTAATACACATCACCCTGTTTATACAGGTCGTCATACACATCCATCATGTGTTTCTTTTGTGCCTCTGTTAGTTCATCGTGATTTGCATCGTGTGCAAAACCCTCAAGCGTTTCTTTTTTATCTGCAAACTTTTTATCGTATGCCTTCTCTAAATATACATCTGCACCCATTACTTTTTCTCCTTATTTTTTTTATTTAATTTTAGTTTTAACAACCATCGCTTGGGCATCTTACGTTTGCCCACAACTCCATCGACCTCATCAGGGCAACTGTCTCGCCACACCTTCTCAGCATCTTTAAGATTCATTGTTTTTCTCCAATAGTTGTACACCCATCTTACGTAACATATCCATCACCATGTTATGTAATGTCATGTTAGGTTCGTGACGAAACACAAGTGTCTCATCGTTTAAACTGTCTCTTGCAGTCAACAGGATATCCCCATCGTTCTTGAATTCAACAGTCATAGTTAGTTCCCCATCAGGGATGCTTTCATTCATACGCTTACTCCAATTCGTAATTAATTAATACACTACACTTGCCAACAATCATGTCACCAAACGCAGTACGTCCTGTATCCATGAGCCATGTGTACCATTTAGTAGAAGCCATCTGATTGATTACGTTTGAGTTATCAAACTTACCTTCTTCGTCTATGATCGCATGACATTCCTTGTCATCATGCATGACAGTAATGACCTCAATCATTCCACTCTTAGTCCACGACTGCATCGTTTCCAAGTCCGGCTTTTCATCGTACTCTACTATTTCAAAGAACTCACCCTCATCATTAGGCACATCAAATATGTGCATCACATTATATGTATCAGTCATTGTCACCCCCTAGTGCAATATTTCTTCGTTAATAATTCGCTCAGCTTGAGCATTGAAACCTTCATCGACTTCTTCATCAGTCATCTTGACCATCTGCTCTGTATCAATCCTGTGCTGATTCCATTCCTCATACCAATCAAGCCTCTCACTTACATCGGCAAGCATGTCTTTCACAAAATCTTTTTCTGTACGCAACATCATGTTGCAAAGAAACGCAGTAAGCATGTCATACCACATGTTCACAGGTGATGAGCCATCACGTTGGAATAACTCTTCGTGACCTACCATGTTTACAAAGGTATTCGTATACCCCCATATCCTTTCGTATGTTTCAATACACTCCTCTAAGTCATCACCTTCACCACGTACAGTCTCGGCAATCTTGTTTAAGATTTCTTTATCTTTTTTATTCATGTTAATATCTCCTTGATATTATTTTAGTTATAGTTACCAACATGTCAACGTAATTTAACATTACGTTTACACATCCTCCAAGAACCTATCACCATAAGCCTCTGTTGCATTGATTGCTTGATCTACTGCGTTTATGAGTATACCAATCTGTATGTATCCATTGTGTGAATACCAATCAGGTAGACAGGCAAGCAAATCTTTTGCGTTGTACAGATTCTGTACCGCTTGCTCATATATTTTCTTATGATCTTCACGTTCACCTAAGTCAGTTTCAAATTCCTCACTCATGCAAACCTCCTGTATTTTCTGCGGTTACTTGGTTTAGTTCTGTTTAAACATTCTACAACCACACTATTCCACAAGCCTAGTATACATACACCAACACCAACACCTGATGCAAAGAGGATATACACATCAACCCCCCCTACATCATACGCAATATGTAAACCATACGTATAACCTAGACCACCAAATGCAACTAATCCCATAGCAGTTGCCACTATTATTATGATGTTAAGCATCACCACTCTCCTTATTATCAACAGGTTCACCTGTTATTTTATCCACAGGGTATGCATGTACTCGCATACCTTCTGCCTCACGTGTCACCTCAACTCTAAGAGTTTGTCCTTCTTTAAGTTTAGGTTCTTCCTCTGCGATGGCTAACTTGATAGCCATCTGTATTCTTTCTTCTATTGAATACTCCATAATTTTTCTCCTTATATGTAGTAGGTATATTCATATACATTCATATACCCTACTACTTATCTTCTAACTTAGTGCCATCCCAATCTAAACCTTGCGTTTGATTCTCGTATATCTTAATCGTCCTATACATCTGTCTGTCCATGTTACTCTCACGCATTTCGTTCACAGATGGGAAGTACACACAACCATGCCTCATGTGAAGTGGTAACTCAGCCGGAGTACCATATCCATATGCCCAATCCTCTTCTGCATTGAGTTGACGTTCAGTCAAGGCAAAGATGATCTTGCGTAGCATAGATGGATGTACCATCGCATAAGCACATCTGTCTATGTCCAATGGCTGACCGGCAGTCTTTAAAGGCATTTCTATCAAGCCATTATTGCCATGTGCTTTCGTATACTCAATCAATGTAATTGCACAGGACAACCCACTATCCTCAAGCTTGTCCACAAGTGACAGGATGCTTGCACCTCTACGCATCAAAGTCTTTTCATTGATGTGCGCTGATGCACTTATGTTGACCTTGATCTCAACCACTCTACCCATAGAGCGTTCATCACCAAGCGGACTCATCATATGTGATGGGCAACCTGACACATACAGAGGTATGTTAGGCATGTATCCGGCTACGTTGTACTCATGTGATGGCAGTCTCTCGAATGACGTAGATGCATGAGCCATATCCAATTCATCAGACATGTGTTGCCTACCATCTTTCCATCCATACTCTGCGAGTTCCATAGCACCATTAACGTCTACGTTACCGCTCCATTTGTCAGGGGCATCATCAGATGCACATCTACCCTTCCATTTAGGTATGTTAGGGTCTTTTAAAAACCCTAACATTTCATCAAAGGTCTCAAACCTCATAGCAAAATTATTATTAGCCATAACTTTCTCCTTGTTTAAACAGTCTTACACACCAGCTTCAGAACGAATCCTCTTCACAGTATCATCATCTAAGCCACCAAATACGTACTGACTAAGCACATCTTCCATGTCACATCCATCAAGTATTGCACGTCCACCCTTGATACTTGCTCTAGGTGATATGACACAACGTATCTTCATGTCATCCTTCGCCTTACGTAACTTCTGTACGATCTTCGTGAAGTTCCTGTCAGGACTGATCTTCAACTCAAGCTTTTCATCATAGTCAAGGCTGATGACTGGCTTAAATCTGTCAATCGTTGCACCATCAAGCTGATTCCTACCAACGTACTCCCTGTCTGCACCTCTACCATATGTGTTGGCACATGCAATCAAGCGGAAGTTCGGATGTTTCTTGACCACTCCACATGGGAAGTCAGCTACGTCATTCTCCATTGATGCATTGAGAGCAACCAATGCTTGTGGATTAGAACCATCGATTTCATCGAACAGGAACAAGCCACCATCACGAAAGCACTTGACGAATGAGGACTCAACGTAGTTACCATTAGCATCCATGTATCCTCTTACTTCGTAAGCTTGGAACATAGCACCGGACATACCAAATTGATAATCATCTTGGTCGAAGGCTTTGCCTAACATGTCTGTCAACTGCGTAGCCATTGTGGTTTTACCACTACCCGCACCGCCTACAAGAAGCACGTTATCGCCACGTATCAAGGCTTTGAGTACCTGTGGTAACTTCTCATGCATCAGACCATCGAACTCAACCGCACCGCTAGGCTTGGGTATCTCAACCACAGTCTTGCCACCGCCATGCTTTTCAATCAGATCAACGATCTGCTTTTCATTAACACCATCGTGGCAACCATCATCCAATGTTGGATGCACCTTCTTGATGATATCAACGATCTCTTTCTCAAGAGCGTTCTTAGGCTCATACTCCGGAGGAGTATCAGACTCACCATCGCCATCAGACTCATGCTCGGACTCGGACTCGGAAGAATCATCCTTTTCACCATCTGCATCATCTGCATCATGTGGCTCACCATCACCGCCATCGCCATCATCCGCATCAGCTTTTAGCTGAGCGATATCAATGTCGTTGTACAGAGCGATGAGTTCCTCATCGGACATCTGACTAGCACGTTTGCCATAGGCAACTGCTAACTTTTTAAGAACCCTACGCTCACCATCGGTGAGAGTATCCAATGTGCAAGGGAAACCAAACATTGCTTTAGCACTTTCAGCAATGCTGAGTATCAAATCTACATTCATGTGTATCTCCAATTAACTGCGTTTAAACAACGAACAGACTATCAGTCTGCTCACAAGCCGGACATGGTGCAGTTTCCATATCTAGCATAGCTACGTTCTTACGACTTGTACGGAAGTGAAAGTCGCAACTACCACAGGATACTTTCAGCATCCTAGTGGACTGTTTCTTAGTGAAGTCAATATCGATTGCTCCATGTGGATAGTCTCCTAAGAGACCAAGCACATCATCAATCTGCTCCTTCAAGCGGTTACCGGCATGGGTAGAGGTAAGTTTGCCCTCAAGACCAATCTTTCTCGCTAAGCGAGCAAATAAACCCTTGTGACCACTCTCATTCTTATCCACCACATGAACAAGTTCATGTGCAAGTATCTCCAATGCTTGAAAGCCATCATCGATCACAGGATTGATAAACACTTCAAAGTGATTATCACTTGATGCATCAGCATGTATGCAGACACCAAGCACCTTACCACCTCGGTGACGAGGTGCATATCCAACAGACACCCTGTAGGGTGGCATGTCATCCCAATGACCATCATCATTCGCAAAGGTAGAGATCAGTTGATCTGCACCTTCGGTGAGCCAAGCCTCACGATCAGTATAATTTTCCATAGTTTTTCTCCATGTTTAGTTTAAATACTCTCTTCACTTAAGTTCAGAGAGTAGTTTAAACAAAGGGTTATTAACAAGTTGGAACAGTTCCGCCATCAACTTTCACAAAGTGAAATCCGGCATCATCCCAACAGAATCTGTAGAGGTCATCCTTCTCTATTTCCCATTTAAGCAGATGCTTAAATTCATCGCCTTTCACATGCCCTACGCTCAGCCTGACATGCTTGCTTCCTGACCATGGGAGTAGGCACAAGTCCTCATACTTGCTAGGCAAAGTGTTGTCATCATCAGCGAAGTAGATTGAGCCTATCACTTCATCAAGCAAGGCTAATTGAGCAAAGCTTACATCTTTAGGCAGATATAAAAAGAATCCCTTCTTTTTATGAAAGGATGCCAACAAGGCTACGCCTTTGCAGTAAAGCACACCGCCCATGGTGGTGTAATCATCAGTTCTAAAGGTTATACCTTTAATCAATGCATCAGCGACTCTTTCCCTTGGTTGCATCAGCACGCCATTTGGTCGGTGAGTTGCTACCTCAGTAGCAGATTCTAAGTTTTCCATATTCATTCTCCAGTTGTTGTTTAGGGGATTAGGTTTAAATCCCCTTTCACTACGTTCAAGGGGTTTAAACCAATCCTCTTTACCATTTTCGTTCTCTCAACATTCGCCATGGTAGCGTAGGACATAATGCACGTCAACTACTGATTGAATGTGGGGTTGCCGAAGGAATCGTATTGATCTACGAAAAGGTATGATTTATCATACCTCCATGACAGATCAAAAGACAAAGAATCCCATAGGTACACTAAGCGTCAAAGAACGCTTATATGCTAGGTATAAGGCTCAAGGCTATTCCAATGGCAAGAGCGCAGAACTAGCCGGATACAAGGGTGGTACAAGTGCAGAAAAGCAAGGCTACAGACTGTCCAAAAAAGCTGATATACAAGACGAAATCGCAAGGATATTGGCGGAGCAAGAGACTAGGTCTCTTATTGATAGGGAATCACACCTCGATGAACTGGCAAAGCTAAGGGATAAGGCGGTTGATACAGGACAGATCGGCTCAGCAGTAACTGCTGAACACTACCGAGGCAAGGTTGCTAACTTATATACCGAGAGACTAGAAGTCTCAGATGCTAATAAGGAGTCCTCCGATGAGATAATGACTCGTATCAGTAAACTGCTTGGCAAAGAACAGACCGATAAAGATTCATCTTTACACTAGGGAACTGTTTAAACCTTCTCCAAACTGCGCAGGTGACGCGTACCAATGTGTTTACACATTTCCTGCGTAGGCGCATACAGTTTTAGCGACACCCCACCCCCCCTGTACACAAGCGGGACTCCGCGCGCACACATATACATACTGTTTCAAATTTTCACACAGTAAAAAATGAGTTTTATTTAACATAGTATTTACATACCCCACCCCCCTAAACACAGATAAACGCTCTAGGTTCACATGGCTAGAAAAATTTTGCATATAATTTTGGGGATGTGAGGCTAGTCTATGTTAGTTCCTAATAGCTGTTAACCAGCCTCACGGGGTAGAATGGACAGGATTTGTTGAGAGTGTAAGACTGTCCTCTGGAGATACCCTTGCACTACAGTATATAGAGTTGTAATATGGTTGACAATACTACATATGGGTATATCACAGAAACAGTTGAGAGAGGTTATGGGTCATCTTACAGATGACAATCTTGCTAAGCTTAATGGACCGCAACGTAAGGAACTTGACAACCTCATAGTAAATTTAGAGAAGGCAGTTGTAAGGGAACAGTCGCAAGATAGTTTCTTAGACTTTGCTGATTCTGTATGGCAAGAGTTTATGTGTGGAGCGCATCATAGAAAGATGGCTGAAGCTTTTGAGCGTGTAGCTAATGGTGAATGTAAACGCTTGATGATAAACATGCCTCCTAGATTTGGTAAGTCACAGTTAACATCGTGGTTACTACCAGCATGGATAGTTGGCAGACAACCGCATAAGAAGATCATTATGGCTTCACATACTGCTGAACTGTCTCTCCGTTTCGGTAGAATGGTACGTAACCTTATTGATAGCGAGGAGTATCAGGATATATTTCCAGACGTAAGTTTGAATCTCGATTCTAAAGCAGCTGGACGATTTGATATATCGGGTGGCGGTGAATATTTTTCAATCGGAGTTGGCGGTGCGGTAACGGGTCGTGGTGCGGATTTGTTAATTATTGATGACCCACACTCAGAACAACAAGGACAGTCTGCTGATCCAAAAATTTTCGAAAGCACATACGACTGGTATTTATCCGGTCCTAGACAGCGTTTGCAGCCGGGTGGTGCGATTATCATTGTTATGACTAGATGGGGTAAGAAGGACTTATGTGGTTCTATACTCAAGGATGCAGCTACTAGAGACAATAGTGATGAGTGGGAGGTTATTGAACTGCCAGCTATATTGCCATCAGGCAGAAGTCTATGGGAAGAATACTGGAAGGTAGATGAACTTGAAAAGATTAAGGCAACCCTACCTATATCACATTGGGAAGCGCAGTATCAACAGAACCCTGTATCGGAAGAGAGTGCTATTGTTAAACGTGAATGGTGGAAGGAGTGGGAATATAAAGAACCTCCAGCATGTGAATTCATTATTCAATCATGGGATACCGCCTTTTTAAAAACACAACGATCTGACTATTCAGCTTGCACTACTTGGGGTGTATTCTATAAAGAAAATGAAAATGGCTATCCTGCTCCACAAGTTATATTACTAGATGCATTTCAAGAAAGAATGGAGTTTCCTGAACTTAAACGTAGAGCATTTGAAGAGCATCAACTATGGATGCCTGATGCTTTTATTGTTGAGGCAAAAGCTGCTGGTTCACCTTTAATATTTGAATTAAGACAAATGGGCATACCTGTACAAGAGTTTACACCTTCTAGGGGTAACGATAAGATTGCACGTGTAAACGCAGTAGCAGATTTATTCGCATCAGGAACAGTATGGTATCCGAAGAAAAGATGGGCAGAAGAAGTTGTAGAACAGTTTGCATCTTTTCCTGTAGGAGACCACGATGACTTAGTAGACTCTTCAACACAAGCTTTGTTAAGGTTTAGACAAGGTGGATTTATCAGATTAGAGCATGATGATGATGAGTATGAAGATGTGTCTGATAGGGTTGCTAAATACTATTAATATATTTAAACTGATCTAAATGGCTGAAGAAAACATTGACATAACTGTTGTTGATCCTGAAGTGGTCGCAATAGAAACAGAAGATGGGGGGATGTTAATTGACTTTGATCCTACCTCCTTAGATGAACAAGTACCCTTTGATGCTAACTTAGCAGAATATTTATCAGAAAAAGATTTATCTTTCTTAGGACACGAACTTGTGTCAGCTTATGAATCAGATAAAGATTCTAGGTCTGATTGGGAAAAGACATACACAGAAGGTTTAGATAACCTTGGATTAAAGATAGAAGAACGTAACGAGCCTTGGGCTGGTGCGTGTGGTGTTTATCATCCACTATTATCAGAAGCGGTTGTACGTTTTCAATCACAAGCTATTACAGAAATATTTCCAGCAGCAGGTCCAGTACGAACTAATATAGTTGGCAAGATAACTGACGATAAAGAACAACAAGGTAAACGTGTTCAAGACTATATGAATTATCTTCTTACAGAAGAAATGAAAGAGTATAGGAATGAAACAGAGAATATGTTGTTTAGTTTGCCTTTAGCTGGATCAGCATTTAAAAAGATTTACTACGATGTGAACATGCAAAGACCATGTTCTATGTTTATACCAGCAGAAGACTTTGTTGTTAGCTATGGTGCGTCTGATTTAAGAACAGCTGCACGTGCTACTCATGTTATGAGGATGACATTAAATGATATTTTAAAGTTACAGTACGCTGATTTTTATAGAGAAGTAACTTTACCACAGTCTAGTATAGGTGCAGATAGGATTAGAGCAAAGTATGCAGAGTTAGCAGGTGATAATCCTAACTACGAGTACGATGTAAACAGCTATAGCAAAGATGGAATGCACACTTTGTTAGAAATGCATGTAGATTTAGACCTAGTAGGTTTTGAAGATGAACGTAATGGCAACAAAACAGGTATTGCCTTGCCTTATGTAGTAACAATAGATCAAGGATCAGGTGAAGTTCTATCAATCAGGCGTAATTATTTAGAGTCTGACCCCATGAAAGAGCGTAGACAACACTTTGTTCACTATAAATACATGCCCGGATTAGGCTTTTATGGGTTCGGATTGATACATATGGTAGGTGGACTAGCAAAATCTGCTACTTCTTTGCTTAGACAACTGGTTGATGCAGGTACTTTAGCTAATTTACCGGGTGGTTTGAAGACTAGAGGTCTTAGAATCAAGGGTGATGACACTCCAATCTATCCCGGAGAGTTCCGTGATGTAGATATTCCGGGTGGAAGCATCAGAGACAACATAACTTTCCTTCCATATAAAGAACCATCAGGCACTTTGTACCAATTATTAGGAAATATTGTAGAGGAAGGACGTAGATTTGCTTCTATAACAGACTTGAAGGTGTCTGACATGAACAATCAAGCACCTGTAGGTACGACATTAGCGTTATTAGAGCGCAATATGAAGGTGATGGGCGCGATTCAAGCTAGATTACACGCATCCATGCGCCAAGAACTAGGAATCTTGTCGGATATCATCAAAGATTACATGCCAGCAGACTATGAATACGAAGTTGATGGCGATACAGCCATAAAAGCTGTAGATTTTGACGAAAGAGTAGACATAATTCCAGTATCAGACCCAAATGCAGCGACAATGGCGCAAAGAATCATGCAATATCAGGCAGCTTTGCAACTTGCACAGTCTGCACCACAGTTATACGACCTACCAAAGCTACATAGACAGATGTTAGAGGTGTTAGGCATACGTGATGCGCAAGATATCGTACCATTAGAGGATGACATCAATCCTACAGACCCTGTATCAGAGAATATGGACATACTTAATGGCAAACCTGTAAAAGCTTTCGAGTATCAAGACCATGCTGCACATATCACAGTGCATATGTCTATGTTACAAGACCCCAAGATACAAGAACTTGCTGCCCAAGCACCTAACGCTGACGCAATACAGGCTGCACTAAGCAATCACATAGTAGAACACTTAGGATTTGAATACAGAAGGCAGATAGAAGAGGAGATAGGAACTAAACTACCACCTGTAGGAGAACCACTACCACCAGAAATAGAACTAAGACTATCAACTCTAGTGGCAGCAGCAGCACAACAACTGCTTGGTAAAAACTTACAAGCTGCACAGATGGAACAGGCACAAGAACAGATGCAAGACCCTGTTCTACAAATGCAACAACAGGAACTTGCTATCAAAGCACAACAAGCACAAGACAAAACAAACACTGATGAGGCACGTATAGCTGCTGACTTAGAAAAAGCTAGAATGAAAGATGAACTAGAGCGTATTAAGATAGAAGCTGAACTTAATATGGCTGGTGCTAAAGTTGGTTCTGACATAGCTAGAGTATCTGCACAAGAAAGAACTAAAGGTGCAGAGATAGGTAGAAAGATCGCAGAAACTTTAACTAAAGATTAATGGAAGTTGATATAAAGTTTACAGAAGACTTGACACAGAGTTTAAACGATGAGATAAATAGAATTACTGAAGTCATTATAGATGGAGAAATAAAGGACCTTACGGAACTTTACCACTATAAGGGCAAGATCGAAGGGTTACGTATTGCCCTCCGTGAGATAACTGATAAATATAATTCAGTTGTAGAAAGTTAATACGCACCTTTCATGGTGAAAGGAAAGGAGAACGTCAAACTCCTATATATATTTGATGCAACATAAGGAAACTTATGACAGTTGAAGCAGTAAAAGAGGAAGCTGTAGAGCAAGCGGAATCCGCAGAACCTACACAACTTCCCGAACCTCAAGGGTATAAAATATTGATAGCACTACCAGAACACGAAGAAGTATCTGATGGTGGTATTATTATTGCAGACCAATATAGAAAGAGAGAGGAGACAGCATCCATAGTGGGTTTTGTTTTGAAGATGGGTCCAGATTGCTATAAAGATGAAACTAGATTTCCTACAGGACCATACTGTAAGGAAGGCGATTTCATTATTATGAGATCATATAGTGGCACACGCATGAGTATTCATGGCAAAGAATTTAGACTTATTAATGATGATACTGTAGAAGCTGTTGTAGATGACCCTAGAGGAATAGAGAAAGCATGATGGAAGAAGCACAAGCTTTAGAAGAAGAACTTGCTCCTACTACAGAAGTACAAGTACCTGTACCTGATGTAGAGATAGAGGTAGTTGATGATCGTCCAGTAGAGGATCAAAGACCACCAAAGCAAGAATTATCCGATGATGATGTCGATAAAGAGATAGAAGGCATCGGTGAAAGAACTAAAAAACGTATAGACAAACTCAAGTTTGATTATCACGAAGAGCGCAGAAAAGCAGAAGCTGCCCAAAAAGTAAGGGATGAAGCTGCTGGTATAGCAAAACAGTTACATGATGAGAATCAGAGACTTAAAGCTACAGTTGCTAAAAGTGAAGATGCGTTACTTAATAGTTTAAAAACTAAAACCTCTACTGAGATAGAGGCAGCTAAAGAAACTTATAAGCAAGCATATGAGGCTGGTGACACAGAAAAGTTATTAGAGGCACAAGAAAAGTTATCATCAGCTTATGCTGATAAAAACTATGTTGATAATTATCAACCACAAATGCCTCAACCGGTACAGCAACCTCAACAACAACAGTATGCTCAACCTCAATATGCACAACCAGCACAAGAACAGGTATCAATAGACCCAGCTGCTGCTGATTACATAAGGCAGAATCCTTGGTTTGAACGTGCAGGCGATGAGGATATGACAGCATTAGCTTATGGTATGCATGCTAAATTAGTAAGAGAAGGAATCGATCCTGTGAGAGACTCTGAAACTTACTATTCAAGAGTAGACGAAGCTGTAAAACAAAGATTTCCAGAACGCTTTGAGGAGAACACTGCATCCTCACAGCGACCCTCGACTGTGGTAGCACCTGCTAATAGAGCAAGTACTAAACAGCGCACAGTGCAGTTAACCAAGACTCAAGTTACTCTCG